AGACCCTCCCCTCGGGGATCGCCTGCACCGTGACCGACATGGCCGGCGGCGTCGGCATCCCCGACATACAGGAGGCGCTCGACGCACTCGGAACCGGCGACGGACAGAACGAGGATGATTTCACAAACGTCATCCACGGCTACGGGGCCGACACCGGCACGCTCGACGCGCTGTCCACGTATAACGGTATCGGAAATACGCTCGTCGGGAACTATAAAAAAGAGGTAGCTCGCCCGTTCCGCTCGCTTGTCGGCGACACCACGCCCCTTACCGCCGGACTTACTGCCGCGCTCGCGTTTGCGGCTAACCGAAGACTCGACCGTACAAACGGTATAATCTGCGCACCTGGTAGCCCGAACCACCCGTCAGAGATCGCCGCGCAGACACTCGGTATCATGGCGGTGACAAACACTATTCTCGCCGAGGAGGGCTACATCGACAAAACGCTCGACGGTATCTGGCCCGGAAACAAAGCCGACCGCTGGACGAACGATTACGATAACCGAGATCAGGCGGTCCGTGGTGGAGTGGGCACCACCCTCGTAAAAAGCGGCGTTCTCACCCTGCAGAATGTCATCACGTTCTACCGTCCCGCCGACGTGGCCCCGGACTCGAACGGGTATCGCGCGATGCGGAATATCTCGATCATCCAGAACCTCCTCCACAACTACCGCCTGAATTTCGAGGGCTCAAAATGGAAGGGTATAACGATCGTCGAGGACACCGGCAAGGTATCGAACATCAACAGCCGACAGAAGGCCCGCGACATCGGGGCCGTGCTCGACGACCTGCTCGCGCTCGCCGACGTGTTCGCGGAAAATGCATGGATTTACACCGCGAGTTACACGAAAACGCGACTACAGGCGGGCGACCTCGTAACGCTCCGCGCCGGCCTCACCGGTTTTGATATCATATTCCCGGTGATACTCTCGGGCGAGGGCGGAATCTACAACAGCCTCATCACGTTTGATACCAGCATCGCGATTCTCACGCAGGGAGGTAACTGACAATGCCGAATTCCGGGACCGTCCGAAAGGTGGTTATAAACGGCGCGACGTATGATGTGCCGGCCGACATCAACATCACGTTCAACCGGTCGAGTTTCACAACCGAGGGCGTGGCGACATCAGGCCGGACGATGTACAAAATGACGCGCCGGGTGCCGACCATGGAAAGCGTTGTGCTCATGACCGATCCGTCCGAGGCCGAGGCGCTCCGGGCCGTAGCCGAAAGCCTGGCCGACGCGACTATTGCGGTCGAGCTCGCCGATGGCAGCACGTATCGCACGTCGGGAAAAATAAATTACGAGAACTGGGAGACCGAAGAAAACCGCTCGGCGATCGTAATTATCCCATCGAAGGTCAAGGACGCGTGGACGCCGTTTATCGCGTGATTTGAATGAAACAGAAAATACAAAATCCTGCGTCGTTATTTTCGATCGCGATGCGGCGCAGGTAAATTCAAACAATGGAGCCGATATCTGATGCAGTCGCATCCTGTCTACATACTCATCCGCACCAGTGGGCGACCGCGATTTTTCGCGCGCGCGATGGAGTCTGTTAAAAACCAGACCTACGGAAATATACAGACCATCGTACACACTGACGATCCGCGCGATGGGTATGTGATGGGAGACATCATAATCAAGGGCTCGGCGTATAGCAATCAATACGGAAATGGGTTTTACAATCTCTACAATAACCGCTTGCTCGACGCCATACCAGATGTACCCGGATGGTACTGTTTTCTCGACGATGACGACGAGTACGCCGCGCCCGACATAATCGAGCGCCTGGTACAATCGAGCAAACGCGACCATGTAAACGTCGGCCGTGTTATACGCATAATGCGCGGACGCACCCGTATTTTCCCCGAGCGATGGGGGCATCAGCGCACCTTTCAGACCGAGTGTTTTTTTCTGCACACCGACCACAAGCGCAAGGCGCGATGGTGGCCAAATCTCGGAGGGGACCACGATTACAGCGGAAAACTAACGCGCGTTATGCCGATAAACTGGATCGACGGCATTACCATAGCCCAGGCCCAGGAGAGCAAAGGGCATGGCGCGCGGCTCGACACCGGCCATCGTCCACCGGATTACAGCGCCGCATTCGGTCCATTGGAGCGCGTCCCCTGCCTCGGCCTCGTCCCGGTGCGCGGCGGCTGCAAAGAGGCGACGATCGGACAGGGCGAATACAAGCTCATGCAATACCGTTACGCGCTCGCACTCGAGCACGCGAAAAAAATAAAAATAACGTACGCACAGACCGGACGGTTACGGCCACCGGTTCGCAACATATACCAGACGGGAGGATGATATGGGAGAGGAAAGTAAATATCATTTCAGCGAGGAGACGGCGGCAAATGAATTACGCGCACTGTTCGATTATTACGAACTCGACCTCGACGAAATCGAGGACGAAACCATGCGGAACGCGATCAAACAGGGATATGACCGGCTCATAAAAGCAGTGCGCCTCGGCCGTCTCACGATCGTGACCGACGACAAACAGGGCATCGTAATAACGCAAAAACTGCGCTCATCCGGCACCGAAATAAACTACCGTGAAATCGACGGGGCCGCAAAAACCGCGATGGCTGGTAAAAAAGCCGATGACCATTACGGCAAGGCGTACGCGCTCCTCGGCCACCTTTCCGGACTCGGCGAAAACGCGATCAAGAGTTTGAAAGGTGTGGACCTTAGCCTCGCGGAGGTGCTCGGTCTAATTTTTTTATCGGTGTAGAGGGCCGCTTATGGCAGATGATGGGAAACCTCTTCAGTCGCGGACAGCCCATCAGTGAAATAAAAGCCCTCTCGTTCTCGGAGATGCGCGAATGGAATTTTTGGCACGAGAAAATGGCCGACGCCGAGGCGCTGGTAACGTGCCCGAAGTGCGGAAAAAAGTATGATATACGAAAGCAAAAAAAATGCGGTTGCACACAGTGAGGCGGTAAATGCCTGATTTCGCAGTCGTAACCGCGTTCAAGGCGACGGATCGGCTCAGCCCTGCGTTTAAGCGCATGGGTAACGAGGCCGATAAATTCGGCCGTCGTGCGTCTACCAGTATCGGGATGGTATCGAAATCTATGAGCATGCTCCGCGGTGTACTCCCGGTATTCGGTGTTGCCGCGCTCGGCATGTATATCAACAAGGCAGTTGACCTTGCGTCCTCCCTTACGGAGGTCCAGAACGTAGTCGATACCACATTCGGACCCGAGGGAGCGAAACATATCAACGCATGGTCAAAATCTGCCATTAAAAATTTCGGACTTTCGGAATTACAGGCGAAACAGTTCACTGGTTTTCTCGGGGCGATGATGAAAAGCTCGGGGCTCGCCGGAAAAGATATTGTCCGTATGTCTCAGGACATGGCGGGACTCGCCGGTGATTTCGCATCATTTTACGATCTTCCCATAGAGGAGGCATTCGACAAAATACGGGCCGGTATTTCAGGAGAAACCGAACCGCTTAAACGTATCGGCATAAACATGAGTGTAGCCAACATGCAGGCGTTCGCGCTCAGCCGCGGAATCCGTAAATCGTGGTCGGCGATGACACAGGCAGAGCAAACCATGCTCAGATATAACTATCTGCTCACGGTATCGAAAGACGCCCAGGGAGATTTCAACAAAACACTCGAAACGTCATACGCGAACCAGAAGCGCGTCGCGGGTGTGATGATAGATCAGGCACTCGCGAATCTTATGAAAAAAATATTGCCGATGCTGACGCGCGGATTTCAGGCTTTTAATCGCGCTCTTGAACGCATTGATTTCGAGCGAGTTTCAGTCGGACTCGCGATGATAGCCGACATAATACCGTGGGTTATAATCGGTTTCGCGTCATGGAAACTTGCCGTCATGGCAGTTAAGGGCGCACAAATCGGAATGATGGCGATCGGCTGGATAAAATATCTATGGATGATGCGCGAGTTTATCACTGCCGTTACTGTTAAACAGTGGCTCTGGAACATCGCGTTAAATGCTAACCCGCTTGGCCTCATTACGTTGGCCATCGCCGCCCTTATCGGAGCAATCGTCGTCCTCATAAAATACGGCGACGAGCTTGTCGCGGTGTTCGCGAAATTCACGAAAATTCTAGACCATCCGGTCGTCAAGGGGCTCCTCATGGGTTCCGGAATGGGGCAGGTCATACTCGCAACAAACGAAAAAGTCAAACAGGCACGCGCGGCCGGCCATAATTTCGAGGCGCCGAACCAGGCGCGCGAATCAAACCGGCAGTCGATCGATTTCCAGGGCAATCTCAACATCGCGGGCGCGCCGAACGGATCCACCGTATCGAGTAAAACCCGCGGCGCACCTCCCATAAACATGAACCTGGTGGGCGCGCAATGAGCTGGGAAAATGAACTCAGAACCGAGGTAAAATTTACGAGCCCGTCGCTCTCGACGTTTTATGCCCTCTGGCGTAATAACGAGCGATCATTCGAGCGCAAACTCGGGCAATTCGACCCGCCGAAATTTCAGGGTACGATCGTACAAGACCTCGGCGTCAAATCCATGCTGTACCCGCTCACGGTTTATTTCGATGGCATATTCAACCACCGCGACGCCGATGCGTTCGTCAAGGCGTTATATTCCGAGCCCGGACAATGGGAGGTCATCCACCCGGTACGGGGACCGCTGATTCTCCAACTCGTATCATGCCGCGAGGTCATGGACCCGACCGAGAATGGAAACTATACCGAGGTCGAAACGCAATGGATCGAACCCGCGAACGTGGAGCGGCTCGTGAGTCCCGCCGAACTCATAGCCGACACGTTATCCACTATTCTCGCGCTCGCCGAAGACGCCTCGACGGTACTTACGCAACTACGATCAGACATTTATTCAGCGATTCAGGCCGCGATCAACATGTTCAACAAAATTGCGGGCTCACTCGACAGCCTTACCGGCGGACTGTCCTCGACCTCGGCCATTGCCCGCGACGCATACGATAGTGCCCGCGCGACATTCAATTCGGCTATTGCCGATTTCGGCGTAGACAATCCCGACAGCGTGGACGTAGCCGCCGGTCTCGTCAACATGGCACTCGCACCGATTCAGGCATCAACCGATTTCAGCGACCGGCAGAGCGCGTACGAAAATCTTGTCGACGCCATATTCGCACTCACTCCGGCGACGACGACCAGCGACGATTATAACAAAGTCGTGGCCCAGGAATTCGGAATCACACTCGCCCTTATGGCCACGGCTCAGATCGTGGTATCATCCGAATACGGGAGCCGCGCCGACGTGGTGGCCGCGATGGACAACGTGACGGAGTTTTTCAATTCGGTTATCGAGCGCATCGAGGAGATACAGGCACAATTCAACGCGCTTGATATCGACATGCAATACTACAGCCAGCTCGCGACCTACACGACGCTCGTAAATCTCTATACGATCGTGTTTCAATATCTGCTCTCTCAATTTTACAATCTCCGCGCAGAAAAACGCTTCACGCTCAAACGCGCGCGCTCGCCGATAGAAATAACCGTGACCGAATACGGCAGCCTCGGCGATGGTGATGCGAATTACGATCTGTTTGTCCGGTCGAACAATCTCAGCGGTAACGACATACTACTCGTACCCGCCGGCCGCGAGGTGGTGATCTATGCGTGACACGATGACGCTCAGAATTGGCGGTCGTGAAATCGTGATCGAGAGCGGGAAACTTTTGCGCTCGATGGACACCTGCGCCGACGCATTCACCGCGGTCATGCCATGGAATCCCGGCGAGGATGCCGACCTCGACAAACTGACGGCCCCGTACTCGTATAGCCCGTGTGAAATTTACATGGGCGGCGCGCTCGAATCGAAACAAATATTGTATAACGTCCAGCACAAACGCGACGGCAGCGGGAGCATTAAAGAGCTTTCGGCGTTCTCGAAAACCGCTGATATAATCGACTCTACGGTCCTCCCGCCATACGAGGCGTCGAACATCAGCCTGACCGACCGGTGCAAACAACAATGTGAACCCCACGGGATCGAGGTCGTAATCGGCGACGGCGTGAACCTGTTAAAGCCGCGCACAGTCACTACGGGGAAATGGGTTCCGGCCAAATCGACACCGCTCACGCGCGTAGGAATTATGACCGCAAACGGATTTATCGAGACGCTCCCCCTTGCCGAAAAAACGGTCGAAACGAAAGGCTATTATAAAATCACCGGCAAAAAAACCGTATTCGAGGAAATGAAATTCGCGCGTGTAAGTGCCGAACAGACTGACACGATATTCGAGCACCTGAAAAAAATATCCGCGCAACGGGGGATACTCCTATCGTGTACATGGGATGGGAATCTACTCCTCACCCGCGCGAACACCGACGATAAACCGATCGGGACAATCGAGGAGGGCGACGCGAACGCCGAGAATTACACCGCCGATTATAACGGCCGTAACCGCTACCGGTATTATCGCGCCATCGCCACGTCGAGCAGGAAGGGCAAGACCGCGAAAACAGGCGTCACCGAAGATACGGTCCTGAAATCACAGCGATACCTCACCTTCCGGGCCGACGCGAATATCCCCGGCGAGGCGCTCAATTCAGCCGAATGGCGGCGCAATAAATCTGCAGCCGAGGCGATGACAATTCAATTTCCCGTATCGTCATGGTATGGGCCCGACGGGAAATTATGGCGTCCGAATACGCAAATCACCGTAGTGAGCCCGACGATAGGACTGCAATCCGGATACACCATGCTCATTACGAGCGTAGAATTTACGTTCGACAGTTCTGGATCGCGCGCATCACTCGGACTCAAACCGCCATCATTGTACACCAATGGAGAGATAGGCGCGGAGCCGTGGCTCGCGGAACAACAGGCCGGGGCCGGTGCGGGCGCAACCCAGGGGGCGGCGGTATGATTGGAATTATAACGGGATCACGAATCGGAACAAACCGCGACGGTGACGCGATCCGGCGGCTTCTACAAGTCCAGATGCTCGATGAGGACGTGCGAACCGTGGAGCTCATCACCCTTGCCGGGGACGACACCAATCCCGCGAACGGCTGCCGGTGCGAGGTAGTGGACTCATCCGGAGTGAAAATCTGTACCGCGATAACCGACGATCTTATGCCCGAGGTAGCGGCCGGCGAGCGTGAACTGTACTCGACCGACAACCCCGCAACCGAAAAACGGGCGCGCATAAAACTCGCGTCGAATGGCGATATCACGATCGACGCATACGGCGGAGCGAAAATCGAGGTCAAGGCCGACGGCACGGTCACGATAAATTCAGGGACCAAATCGGCCGTTACGTGGGAAGAATTAAATACGGTCATGCAGACACTCGTCATCGCACTCAATGCGGCATTCGCGACCAAACTCGACGGCAGCGGTAGTACGGCCGCGCTCGCGCTCGATCTCACGTCCGCCCGGGTAGCCGAGGTAAAATTACCATGATAATATCACAAGCCCGAGGACATGAGATCGTGTATTATAACTCATCATGGGTCTACGTTGATAACGGCTTACAGATTGACGACAAAAGACCTTGCAAAAAATGTGGGCTCGCGCCACTAGAAAGTGGAGCTGATGCGTGTATCGGTAATATAGATGGCGTTAAAAGCGCATGCTGTGGCCATGGGGTTTCGCAAAAAATAATAATACGTGGTGAGCCATGAGCCGATACCAGGGCGATCCCGCAATCAAAATATCGCAGTCCGGCGCGATAATGGAATTCAGGGGCGGCGAACCCGTCCGCGATCGTGGACTCGAAAATTACGTGTTGCTCTCGCTCCTCACCTTGCCGGGCTGGTGGGGAAACGTGCTCACGACCGACCCGAATAAAAAAATCGGATCGAATTTCAGCCGCCCCCGTACGCATGTAGATGTGCGCACCGTGAACGAGTACGGCGACGACGCGCGATCCGCACTCCGGGCGATGACCGATTCCGGGCTCGCCTCGAAGGTGGATGTGGCCGTGACCAATCCGCGCGCGGACCAGATCAACACGACGATTAAAATCTATCCGCCGGGACAGGACGCGCAGACGCTCGTATTTACGCGCAATGGCCTCGCATGGATAGCACAGGCAACCGACCCCGCACATGAGAGGTTTACGATATGAGTTATTCCATCCCGACCACGGCACAACTCGCGGCCGCTCATCTCGCCCGGCTCGAATCCGTTATGGGGCAGACGGCACCACTCAATGACCGCGCGTTCCTCCGGGTGCTCGCACTCGTGGAGGCGGGCCTCGACATCGGACATTACAAATTCGCGGCCGACGCGGTGCTCCAGAATCTCGCACTCACTGCAACCGGCGACGGACTCGACCGGATCGGACTCGATAACGGTACGCCACGCAAACTCGCCGAAACCGCGGTACTCACCGCCACCCTGCCGGCCGTAACGGGTACGCTCATACCACAGGGCACTGAATTCACGTCCGACTCGTCCGGACTGCGCTACAAAACCGACTCGGCCGCTACGGCGGTTGCGAATATTGCCACGCTCACACTCCGATGTACCGAGTCTGGAACCGACGGCAATCTCGACAATGGCGAGGAGTTGTCCATCTCATCCCAGATCGCGGGCGCCCAGACGGTCGCGACGGTAACGGCTACGGTCACGCTTGGAGTGGATGAGGAGTCAGACGCCGACTACCGGCCGCGTGTGTTGTTCTCACAGCGCGCCGTAACCGGAGGAGGCAACGCGACCGACCATAAGATATGGGCCGAGGCCGTGACCGGAGTACGGCGCGCATTCCCCTTCTCCGGCCGTCCCGCATCCGAGGGCACATCATATCCAGGCGACCGTACGGTATACGTCGAGGCCGTGACCACGATCGACTCTGATGGACTCGCGCCACACTCACTCCTCGCCGACGTGCGCGACGCCATCAACACCGATCCGGATACGGGATTATCCCGCTCGCTCCTCGGACTCACTGATGCGACGCTCTGGGTGGAATCGATTATACGGACCTCGATTCACGTCGCGATAACCGGACTCGACGTTGACCCGGCGACGGAATCAGAGTGCAAGGCCGATATCTCGACCGCACTCGACCTATATTTCCGCTCGATCACGCCCTACGTTGACGGCGTGGACGTACCACAGGAGCGCATGGACACAATTACCAGCGCATCGGTATCGGCGATCGTACAGGACGTACTCCAGAGTTACGGGGCGACCGCGCAAACGGTGACGTTCGGGCTGATTGTCGGCATATCGACACCTCTGTATACGCTCGGACAGGGCGAATGCGCGAAACTCGGGAGCGTGGCGTATGCCTAATCTGTCACGCGCAATAATCGACGCATTGCTCCCCCAGGGACCGGCATGGACCCCGGACGCTGACAGCGATTATGATAACCTGCTTGATGGCATCGCCGACAATTCCGAGGCCGTCCGCGCCACCCTTGACGCGCTCCGGTATCTCCGCGACCCCGAACGGACATCGATCCTATCGGATTTGGAACTGGAATTCGCGGTCATCCCATCATCCGCGGCGACCGAGGCCGAGCGACGACAGCGATTAAAGGCGGTGATGTTCAGGCGATCGGAGTTGCCGACGTACGACATGCTCGCTGAAAAATTACAGGATGCCGGGTTCGACGTGCAGGTCCATGCCAACAGTCCGGCGGTCGACCCGAATACATTTCTCGCTCAAAATTTCAACATGACCTGCGGCGACCTGCTCCCCGGTGGGAATGACGCTCAGTGCGGCGAACCCGAGGCGTATTGCGCACAGGTCGGCGGGGAGCTGCTTGTGAACGGTGAAATATTCTGGCAGCTCCCGAATTATACGTGCCTCTGTGGCGAGGCCGATGCGGCGTGTGGTGAGGCCGGGGCAAGTTGTGGCGAGTATGACGGCGTCACGATGTTCCCGTTTCTCTATGATGTGCCGGCCGATGCCGGATACTGGCCGCTCATATTTTTTGTCGGCGGTGATGCCACCCGCGACCCGGTAACGGGCGAGCTGACGAGCATTGACATTGCTCCAGTCGCAATCGAGAGGCGTCTCGAATTCAGGCGTATA